AACGATCTTCAACAGGAGCTAAATTAGTTACAATATCACCCCCATCTCTCATATAAGCTCCTCCAACAAATTCTTCTGAACCAACAGGTGCAGCTGGAAGTCCTTCTAATTTTAATAATTTAGACATAGCTTCATTTCTGCGTTCTTCTATATTTTCGGCTCTTTTCCTCTCTCCCCTTACTAACATTCCTCCTATCAGACTATTCGCTAAACTACCCCAAGGAACTCCTAAAGCGGACTCTCTTGTGTAAGCCTCTATCGGAGTTTGTGATTGTTTTAATAACCGAGCTAACATCTCCTTATCAAGGTCTGTTAATATTGGTCGTCTTTTTGGTGGTGCGAATGTTACCATTACACTTGTTCCATATTCACATCAAGTTTGCTATAATCAACCAGTAAATGACCAAAGATATTAGCTAATACAGCTGTTGGTTTAATTTTCTGAACTTCTTGAGCTATTACACCTCTAAAGCGTTCTGGACTCCATAAGTAATTCCATTCATAAATATTAAATCCTAATGGTGATTGTCCTACTTTAACTATGTTTTCTTTTAAGATTTTATCAGACATAGCCATCATAGCACTACCTCCTAAATTACCTAACATACCCATACGAGCACCATATCCTGCCATTTCCTGTCCATATCTATTCATAGCATCAGCTCCTTGTGCTTGTGCCGCACCAAATATTGGTGGTGGAGCAATACTTACTCCTGGCACATTTAATCCAGTAGTAGCTGTGCCTAAACCTGCTGCTCCTATACTTGGAGAACCTGTTAATGTTGCTAATTCTTCCATAGGCAACCTTCTACCTAGCAATGCTTCTGATAATGCTTTTTCTCTTGCTTGATTTTGCATTTGTTGCATCATTGTTGCTTCTGCTAATTGTGCTTGACGCATAGATTGTGCTTCACCTGCTAATCCTTGACGCATACGCTGTCCTTCGGCTATAGAAGATTGTGCTAATCCCGTTAAAGCATCAGAATGAGCCATTTCTAATCTATTCATTTGGTCATTGTACGCTATTGAGCCAGGTGGTAAACCAGAATTAATTAACTGCGTGTGTAACTGTTGTTTTTCCATATCTTGAGCTGGTTTTAATCTACCATAAGCTCTATTATAATATGCAGTTTCACTACGAGTTGCATAATCTGATAAATCATCTGTTGTTGCTAAAGGGGTAAATCCTGTTGTATCTACTCCTGCTTGGTAAGTAGGCAAAGCTCCAAAATCAAATTGTCCACTAGGTAATTCTCCTAATCTCTGTCCTGCTACATCTAAATATTGCCCACCTATTGACGCTTGTTTTTGTCTTTGCGTTTCATATTCTGGTCGTAATGTGTATTGTGCCTCAAATCTTGGTTTATCTGCTGTACCAATATCTCTCCATGTTGTTATATCATAAGGACTATAAACATCTGGTCTATTCATAGTGCCTTCTACAATAGCGGTTTCCACATTAGCTGCACCCTGTGCTTGTGCTGCTCCTGTATAATCTGGAGCTGGTGGTGCTTTTGGTGGACTAAAAATATTTTTTATAAAACTCATGTTAATTCCTTTCGCAACAATACTGCTTTTTTATTATATCCTTCTAATACTCTTTCCCAACCTTTGCGTCCTAAAATATCAATATACTTATAATTACGCTTTTTTGCGTATTTTTCAATTCTTTTTGTAATTTCTTTAATATTTTCTAATTTTCCTCCACCTACACCTATACGCAAAATATCTCCATGATGTGCAGTAATTATAGCACTTTCTTCTTTTGTAAACAGTTGGTACTCTCCTTTTTTAATTAAAATTTCTAATTCTTTTCTCGTTATTTCACCCAAACCTTTTATAGCTGGTTCTAATACTCTCCATATTTTATCGGTAATAAACATTATAACCCTCGCCCTCTTTCAAAAATTATATCCGTTGAGTGCCATTTTACTTGCTGAAGTTTTGTACTTGTTCTAATACGAATAGCTGCACACCACCCTATATTTGAAACACTACGCCATGATTGAGAAGTGGATACTGCTCCAGCCCAAGATGATACATCCCAAGTCGCTGTATCCCATTCTGCTCCCGTAGTAGCTGCTGCTGAAGGTGTGTAACTAGTAGTGCCATCAGCAAAATCAACATCAAAACCTATACTTACAGGCAATTCTTGATCACTAGCCATAACAGGTCTTATCGCAGTAAATCTTTTTGGCGAACCTCTGCCTCCATAATAAATAAACGCTGTTTTAGCAGACGCTTCTATGTTTACATTATTATCATTAGTGCCATCATCAGCTTTAAATACTTTTGTATCTTCCCCAAAATATAAATCACCATTTAAAGTTTCCCAACAATACGCATTTTGTCCTGTAAATTTCCCCCATGCACCAGTTGTTAAATTAACAGCATATTGTACGAAACTTCCTGCTGTGCTATCAGGAACATTAAATAATCCATATTGCCCTCTTGGATATAGCACCGCTTCCCATCCAAAAATAGACTTAAAATTATTTACTGCCGTATTTATACTACCACTTATTTTGTCGGATATAGCTACTGCAGGAGCATTTTCTCCTGTAACTAAAGTTTGCGATAAAGGCATAAATCCTTGTTCGCAAATTAATACCAAATCTGAATTAACATTAATAAAACATCTTTTTCCAATAGGTCTTGGAAGTTTAAATGTACCAACTATTGACCATTTTGCCGCATCAGAAGGATCAGAACCTGTATAAATTGCTGCTTCTCCATGATTTGTAATAAATACAATATAATCATCTGGACCACTTCCGCCATCTCTTGTCCATTGCCCTATAGATTGTATATAACCACCCATGTTAAATATACTACCTAAATTAAAAGTAGCTACTGTTCCTGCAACACTATTTATTGGTAAATAACCAAAACTTAATGAATTATTAATACAGAAAAATAATCTTTCTTTAAAAACTGTTACATTATTAATAGTAGTACCTGTAACACCACTTAATGTAGGAGTTGCCCATGTGCTACCATTGTAATGTCTTGGTGCATCTGCTCCATTTACTATAAATAAATATCCTCCACCAGAAATAGTAAAATTAACATGCTGAAATTGTGCATTACTTAATGATGTAACTACTGCACTTCCTACTGATCCGCTACTTGTAACATCATATATATTAGCACCACTAGCTGCAAATAATTTGTTTGTAGCACCAGAAGAATACTCCATTAAAGATTGTACGGAACTAGGTAAACCAGTCGCATGACTTGTATAACCATTACGCACAGAAACATCGGTACTGCCAGGAAAAAAATTATCCAAACGAATAGCGTCTTGTTCTGGCATCATATCTACTGCATCTCTAGTATTTAAACTGCCAATAGGAGCAGAAACTGTCGTGCTTTCGCCTGTAGGTTGAAACATAGTATCAAAAGCCATTATGCTCTACTCCTTAATAATGCTACTAAATTAGCTAATTCTTCTTCTGTCATGTCTTGTTTTTTTCTACCATACATATTTACATTACCACCTATTCTTCCCACTTCCCTTCTAGGAACAGTATATATAGGCGTTGTTACCATATCTGGAGATTTAAAAGTATTGGTGCTTGGTTTCCAAGAAGGTTTGTTTTTTTCTTCCTTTTCTAAATCTCTTTTTACTGGATTAGGAGGTGCTTTATTAGGATCACCCATTGGGTCTTTTTGTAAATTTTGCCCTATATCTGCCATACTTGGCGAAGGAGCTTCTTTTAAAATTCTAGCTACTAAAAAACCTTCTGGATCATAAACTGGATTAAGCAAACTTTGTGCTATATCCTGCCAACTTCCAGATTCAGGCGTTACTCCAAAAAGTTCATCCCAAAAATCCATTTAAAATTTTCCTCTTATTCCAAACATTAATCTATTTTCATCATCATCATAATATGGACTCTGTTGTCGTTCTATTAAAGCATCAACTAACAAATTATCGCTTATAGGATAGTTTATTCCAGCTCTATAATTTCTATTTTTATTAAAATCTGTTTCTGCTCCTAAAGTTACATAATCTAAAGGGCGATATTCTGCTCCTAAATATTCATTTCCTCCAAAATCTGTATTATAATTAAGATTGAGCTTATCTGTATTATATCCTATACGCCCTTTTTGCAAATCATCAAAATCGGTATATCCACTAGCTTTCCATCTTCCATCTGGTGATTGCCAAAAAATTTCTCCGCTTTCATCTTGGGTAAAATCTGTATTTAATATCCCTCCTATATTACCTATGGGTGTAGTTGTTCGACCAGAAATATATCCTTTTTCTTCTTTATCATAATCAGTTGAACCTCCAGCAGTAAAATAAGGATTTGTTATATGTATGCCAGAACCTTCTTTACCCTCCTCTCTTAGTTCATGTGTAAGATACGCTTTTGTTTTATTACTAAGATTTATTTCCTTTTCTAGTAAAGCAGAAGCATCTTTCCTACCAGACGGATTAGGTGCACTTATTGTGGCATTTTGACTGCCTGTGGCAACATTAATAGATGATTCTTCTGGGAAATGAGTTAAACGAATAGGAAAATCACTACCTTTTAGCAACTCTATTATATGCTTTTTCTTTTCTTCTTCTTCCATTACTTATTTATTTCCTTTTCCATAACCACTAGCATATATTGCTCGACCTTGTTTTGTAGCTTTAGATTTACTTTTATATGTTTTTCCTTTGCTACCCCATTTATAACCACCTTTTACTTTTTTAACTGGCATTATAATGTATAATTCCCTTCTGGCTCATTTACTGGTAAAAATGCTCTATTTCTACCTGTTAATCTAATTATTTGTTTTGCACCATCTTTTGCTTGTTTTTCCGATAATTTTATTTGATACTCTTGGAACTGATTGTCATAAGGTAATCCTTTTTGCTTTAAAAATCGCCATACCACGCCTAATGTTATTAAATCTTCATCTAAAACAGTAGTATTTGCATCGGCAGCATAACTTGTTGCATTAGCCGAGCCATCGCCTGTTGTATCTACCCAATTTTTTTGTATATATTCAAAAAATAACTTTTGTCCTGCTGTAGGTGTAGGATTTAATAATAATTTATTTCCTCTTATACGAAAATAATTAGTTATGCCATTTACTACTATACCTTTTAAATTTTGCCATTCGGTATTATTTAATGGTCCATAAAACTTCCTATTTGTTGTTCTATTCCACATTGTATCATTAGAAAATCGTAAAAAATCCGTAGCTATACTTGTCATAGCTCCTTGATCCTCTTGTGCTAACAAAGTATGTTCTTCTTCTTTTACTAAAACTTGCCAATCATACCCAGCTACTAAATTTTTGCCTTCTCTATTGGCAGCCGCCAATAGCTGTATAACTGTTGTATCTGTAGAACCAATTACTGCACTAGGAGAGGGAACTCCTATTTCATTTGCGGCATCTTGGCATATTGTTAATAATGTCATTTATCCTACCACCTGTTCTGCTTGTATATCATATTTTTCTGCTAAATAATTTTTTGCCATTTTTCGTAAATCTAAAGTGCCTTTGCCTAAACCATGACACGCACCATCAGATAAACTTGCTAATTCTTCAACAGATTTAATTCCTTCTAATTTTAATACATCTTCTTTTCTTTTTCCTAACTCTTTTAACACATTTAAAGGTGTTGCTTTAGGTGTTTTTTTTGCAGGTTTTACTTTAAAATATTCTGCATATTCTTTAGGAAATTGCTCTTTAAGCTGTTCTTCTTTATCTTTTACTCTATAAATAACTGTATTAGGATCGCCTATAAGTTTTAATTCTACTAAATCAACCCCCTTGTCTGATTTATAAAAATTTGCTCTTAAATTAGATTGTGTAGCCATTTATATTTCTCCTATTTTATAGAGGGCAGAAATTCTACCCTCTATATTGGTTATATTACTCTAATCCACCTGCTCTTATATGCATTGCTAAAGCGGCAGCTGAACCATTAGTGCCTCCTCTAGCAGTAGTCAATTTAAGACCATGTACTTGAGTTTGTGATGTTGCTGTATCATCTAAAGAACCAGCAGTAGCAGTTGTATACAGTTTTGCATCTGCGGCACATGATGCTAATACATTTAGCGTACATACACCAGCAGTTTGAATCCATCCGTATTCTCCACTACTAATGGCAGTAGGAGCTACTCCTACTATTTCACCACTATCAGCTAATGCTTTAGTAATAGGTACTGCACTCATAGCTTCTGTTATTGCAACGCAATCATATTGTGCAATAGCAGAACCTGCTGTTACATAAACCCACTCACTATCATCAGTTCCGACCATTCTTGCACCTAGAGTTTGACTTGGTGTGGACTCTGTTCCTCCATCAAAATCAATTCCAACTGCACTTTGTGTTGTAAAAGCCATAATAATTTACTCCTTTACTATGCTTGTATAACGCCTTGTCTTGCTCTGTTTGAAACAGTCATATTTCCTGCCCAAACTACTGGCAATACCATTGCGTCTTGGTTAACGGAAGCCTTTTCCCCTAGTGGCTCAAATTCTCTACCACTTGCAGGTCTAAGGAATAAATAGTCCGTATTCAGCATATACATTTTAGCTGAAGGACATTGGTCATCATAATATACAGGTGCGTCCATGAACATTAAGTTCATAAACCCAGCACTTGCTTTTCTATCATCAGTAAATCTTTGATTAGTTTGCAAAGATGCCCAATAATATTGGAAATAAGTGCTATCTGCTACTATGCAATCAGGTTTATCTGCACCTCTTATACAATTCAACCATAAAGTATTCATAGCTGTTTGTATTGTGGTAGCACTAGGAGTAACAGAAGGTGACTGGTCAGAAAAATCATAAACTTGATTTTGCCAGAAAGAATAAGTTGTTGAGTTAATCCCACCAACTGTGTTTCCTACTGTGCCAGGAACTAGAAGTTGTAACCCTCCTAATTCTTTACCACTTGTGCCTGTTCCGTCTGCATATAATGCTGTAGCCATTGTATTTTTTAATGACTTTTCAAGATTTTTAACTCTTGATTTTAAAAGATTAAACACAGCTTCTTTTCCTGAATTTTCAACTTGTTCTAATCCAGAAATAACAACATTTCCAGCTAACTGTTTATAATTAAACTCGGCTGCTGTGAAAACATTGCTTGTTGATGTGTCTAATACTTCGTAACCGCTATACCATTTAGTAGTGCTATTTGTTGCATATTCAAGTTCTTGCACAATAGTTCTACCACCAGCGACTACTTTATTGCCTTTCTCCTGTATGGAACGGAGTAAAGCATTGTTATTGGTGATGTTATCTGCCATCGTTCTGCTATAATTAGCAAGTGTGGTAGTAACAATCTCAGTATATGTACTATTTGGCGATGCCATAGTATATCTCCTATTTAATGTTACCCCACAAAAACATTACCGAGTAATCCCTGCTCCCTCAATATTTGTCATCAACAAAGCATCCAAATCGGAAGTTTTAACAGAGCCTTTGGGCGGATTAGCAGAAGTTTTGGGCTTTACTTTACGGGCTTTTTCTACCGCTAGTTTTCGCTTTTTTTCTTCTTCTTTTTTCGCCTTTGCTGTTTGGGTTTTTAATGTTTCTGCATATAAATCATCATCTAATCTTAATGCTTTATTATATGCTTCTTCCATTCCTTTAGCTTCTCCAGCATCTATCAAATTACCCATTTTCACACGCAATTTATCAAAATGAGGGTGCTTTAAGTTCCCATCAGCATCTTTTTGTTCAGAAAATACATTTATCTGATTTTCCGTTTCGCTTCTCGCTGCTTGGATATTATGTTGTTTAAATTGATTGAGTTCGCCTTGTACTGCTTGTAGTTGTTTCTGCATTTGGGCGTATTGTGGGTCTGGATCATCCCAAGACTCACTCTCTGTATTGTCAGACGGGAGATTAATTCCATATCCTTGTGCAAGTTGTCGAAGTGCCATTTGTGGGTTTTGTCTGAGGGCTGCATCTGCATTTAACAAGCGGGAAATATATTCAGCTTCCCCTATTCCTGTTGCTGCAATAGTATGACGAGCTGGTTCTAAAACCTTATCTAATGCTTCTAATTCTTTGCGTTGATTGGCTAAATCTTGTGTCTTTCTTGTGTAATCTGCTGTCATCTCTTTTTCTCTTTTAAGCAATCTTTCTTTTGCTTCATTAGGGAGAGAATCAAACATTTTACTATCATCTTCGTTCCAGTTATCAGGAGCAGACAAAGATGTATCTTCCGATTCCTCTGTTTTTTCTGCTTCTTCTTCTGTTTCTTCCGATGGTGAAGTTTCTTCTTCTGGTGCTTCTTCTTCCTCGTCAGTAGCTTTCTGGTCGAGTTCTTCTGAACCTTCTGTTTCAACTTCTGCTTCTTTAGGTATGTCTGGTAAAGATGAAGTTTCCGTTTCTTCTTTTGAAGGAATAGGGTCTCCTCCTTCTTTTTCCATTACTTCTCCTATACTACCCTCTAATATTGCGTCAAGAGTAGCTGACTCAGTAGCTGATTCCTGTACTTCGGGAGTGCTTTCTTCTGCCATTTTAGTTCCTTTCATAAACTGATTGGTTATTCCAATTAGAAGGTTTAGCACTACTTGTTTCTGCTTTACCTGCCCAATCGTTTCCTATTTGTTTTACACCATGTCTACTTTCATGTGCCCTTAACTGAGAACGGCTACCTATAACCGATCTGTCAATAGGCGAAACAAATTCCTTTATATCTGACATAACTTGATGTGATTTTCCACTATATTTTTTATTTTTTTTAGGAATCTCAGTATTCCCCCATTCTATGTCATCATAATTTTCTCTATAACTCATTGCAATTTCTCTGCTACTTTTAAATCAGCTTCCATTAAAGCTAATCTTTCTTTTGCTTCTGTGCGTTCTCTTGATTGCTGTTCTTCACTCGCTATTTTTGTTAATGTAGCTCTTTCTTTAGATTGTATATCTGCCATTTTTCCTTGTTGTTTCATTTGCTCTTTCATTAACTCTGCTTCTATCTTTTCTTTTGTCATCATTTCTTCTGGTGAAGGTTGCGGTGGAGTGTTCATAGCTTGTTGAGCTTGTTGCATAATTTGCTGTTCTGTTTGGTCTATAATATCTTCAAAATCACGCCCAACTTTCCATGCTCCTACTAAAAATCGTAGTGATTGAAAAGCAATAGGTGTCAATAATGGATTAGCTGTAGCAATCTGTACTGCTCTTTCCAAATAACTCCCCATAGTATTTAAAAATTCTATACGAGTACGCTTTTCTTCTTCTTCGTCCATAAAAACAGTAGAGTCTGTTTCTACATCTATAGAATAACTACGCAATTTATCATCTCGCATAATTTGTATCATTTCAGGCATTATCTGTAATCCTGTTATACCTTGTAATATTTCTGGTTCGTAATGTTCGGCTATTATTTCTGCCTTTATTCTAAATAAATCTCGTATATAAGTTTCAATTTCTTCTTGTCTGCTTCGCATACGCATACTACCAAAACGAGCTTTTAACTGTTGTGCAGTAGCTGTTTCACTAGCTTTAGTATTTCCTCTAATTAAATCAGATATGCCTGTTACTTCATATATAGTTTCTAATATTTGCTGTCTTTGTGTATATAATCCCTGCAAAACTGTACTT